AAAGAAACATATACAGAAAATCAAATTGAGGATTTACTCAAATGTATGGATCCTGAAGAAGGTTATTTGCACTTTGCAAAACACTTTGCTTACATTCAGCATCCTGTTAAAGGTAAGTTGCTGTTTGAACCTTATGAATATCAGTTAAGATTATTGCACAGTTATCATAGTTTTCGTTTTAACATTAACATGATGCCTCGACAAACAGGAAAAACAACTTGTGCTGCAATTTATCTTTGCTGGTATGCAATGTTTCACCCAGATCAAACCATTCTTATTGCAGCACACAAATATACCGGCGCACAAGAAATCATGCAACGTGTTCGTTATGTTTACGAAACTTGTCCGGATCACATTCGTGCAGGTGCAACTGGTTATGCCAAAGGCTTTATTGAATTTGAAAACGGGTCACGTATTGTAAGCCAAACAACTACTGGTAACACAGGACGTGGTATGAGTATTTCATTGCTATACTGTGACGAATTTGCGTTCGTGCAGCCCAACATTGCAGAAGAGTTTTGGACCTCAATTTCGCCTACACTTGCAACAGGTGGCCGAGCAATTATCACTAGTACACCAAACAGCGACGAAGATACATTTGCTACAATTTGGAAACAAGCAGAACTAAAATTTGACGAATATGGCAACGAAAGTGAAGTAGGTGTAAACGGATTTCATGCATTTAGAGCATACTGGGACGAACATCCAGACCGCGACGAAGAATGGAAAAAAGCCGAACTTGGTCGTATCGGTGAAGAAAAGTTTCGTCGTGAATATGGCTGTGAATTCTTAATCTATGACGAAACACTAGTTAACAGTATTAAACTTGCTGAAATGGAGGGCGTTAGTCCTATAATAAACATGGGGCAAACTCGTTGGTATAAAAAACCTAATCCAAAATACAGTTATGTTGTAGCATTAGACCCTGCTATGGGTACCGGCGGAAACTACGCAGCAATACAGGTTATCGAATTACCGACCTACGAACAAGTTGCAGAATGGCAACATAACACCACTGCAATTCCTGGCCAAATTAGAGTGCTAAAAGATATTTGTCAATATATTGCTGACGAAACAAAATCCGGAGGTTCTAACATATACTGGAGTGTAGAAAACAACGGACTAGGAGAAGCCGCGCTAATTGTTATCAACGACTTTGGTGAAGAAAATATTCCTGGGCTTTTTATTAGCGAGCCAATAAGAAAAGGTCATGTTAGAAAGTTTAGAAAAGGCTTTAACACAACACATAGTTCAAAAGTAACTGTATGTGCTAGATTAAAAACAATGATTGAAAACGATCAACTGTTGGTTAGAAGTAAACCTCTTATCTCCGAACTTAAAAACTTTATTGCCACAGGCAGTAGTTTTCAAGCCAAGCAAGGACAAACAGACGATCTTGTAAGTGCAATGATGTTGTCTTTAAGAATGATTACAATTATCAAAGATTGGGACCCAACAATATATAATACATTTGTCCAAATCGAAACCGAAGACGACTATGAAATGCCAATGCCGATCTTTATAAGCAGTAGTTTTTGATAAATAACATATAATGAAGAACCTTAGTAGTGTAGCAAATGATCTATTTCAAAAGATTCGCGGAAGATTTCCTAGCGTAACTATCGGCGACCGAGATGGAAATATTACAAATGTTCCATCTGATGCACGTTTCTTTGATTTTGCATTTACCGATTCCGGCAATGAACTTGGTAAAGTAAATGTTAGTTTAGATGAAAAAAACGGTGTTGTTGTAGTAGTAGGAAAAGATCTAGTACAAGGTAAGGACGAAGTAGTACAAGGCAACTGGTATAATTTTCTTAAAGAGTTGAGAATCTTTGCTAAGAAAAGAATGATGCCATTTGATGTACGAGATATTAATAAGTCAAATCTAAACAGAAGAGACTATCAATTTTTAGCAACAAATCGCCCCGGAGAAGAACCAATGGCCGAGTCAAGAATGTATGGCACAAACAAAACAAGTTATCAGCGTATCGGAAACGCACGCCTAGCAATTAAGCATACTCAACCAATCAACGTTGAATCAGTAGGTAGCCGTTCACAAAAAATCGGTGCAATTTATATTGAATCTCCAGAAGGTGAACGTTTTAAATATCCATTCCGTCACCTAGCAGGTGCTAGAGCAATGGCTCGTCACGTTAGTGAAGGCGGTAATGCTTATGACGATTTCGGCAAGTACGTTGCAGGCCTCAGTGAAGAAGCAGTAAAATTACAAAAGTTCAAAACATACATGGGTAGAAGCACAGTGATGGCTGAAACACTTGCAGGTTATATGGACACAGTTAATGAACGCATCCAGGCTGTTAAAAAAGAAATTCATCACCTACAAAAAGAAGCATATTATCGAGAAGCAGCCGCAAACTTTACAGTACAGGTTGTAGAAGAAGTACCCAATGACGTTTCTGAGAATTGGATAGATCAACTTACTATCAAGCAGTTTAACGAAGAACTCAAAGACGTATTTCCGTACATTTACAAATTAGTAGGCGAAGCAACAAAGGCCAAAGAACTTGGCCCAGAAGATCTAGTAGCAGAAGAAGTAGATGATCTCGATGAAATATCAGGTGCTGCCCGTGCGGCTGTGGCATTAAGTGCTGCTCGTAGGTTGGATCGCAGGTCTGACCGTAGAACTTCTGCCGATAACAAAGAACCCGAAGCAGACGTATTTAAGCCATCTCCTAAGAAAGACAAAGGATACAGTCCTATGAGTGGTAGGGTGCCAAGACCTCACACTACTAGAGAAGAGTTTGAACTAGAGCAAGCGTTTGAAGATACAATGGGTCAGTTTAGTGATCACGTGTGCGAAGATTGTGGCAATCCGAGTTGGCGTACACTCAGCGAAGAAAAGCAAAAAGGCGTAGACGGCAAAGTATGCTGGAAAGGCTACAAGCGTATGGGCACCAAAATGAAAGGTGGCAAACGTGTAGACAACTGCGTAAAAGTTAGCGAAGCAGAAGATGATAACTTTACAGCCGACGATCTAAGACAACTACAAAAGATGAATAACGTAGATGATGTTAAGCGTAGAGCAATAGAACTTATCACTACTAAATCTCGTAGACCAATGAAACCAGAAAAAGTAGCATGGTTTAAAAGAACAATAGCAAGCAAAAGAACTCCTATGGATGTAATCAAACTGATGTACGATCTTATGCTGTCAGGCGACGGTAATGCAGTTATAGGCTCAAAAGGTTCGATGGCTAGTAATTCATATCGTAGAACTTTTGGTGAAGCATACATCAACACAAACAAAGATGCTATATCAGTTTTAGGCAACTTGCGTAAAATCAGTAAGTCAATTGAATTAGGCCAAAGCAGTTATGAAGGCAATTTAGCCGGTGAATATGCTAATGATGTATGGGAAGTATACAACTTCATTGAAGCCAAGACCAAAGGATTTCAAAACATCGACAACAATGCAAAGGACGCTATTAAGGCAATGATGGAATTGCGTAAAGTTGCCAAAGGCATGGAACGTGAGCCAGGTTCAAGTAGCAACGCACAATTTGCAAATCAAATTGTAAACACATTGTATCCGGTGATGCAGTATCTTGACTCAATAAGAGACGAAGCAGAAACAGAATACTCACCACCCACAGACTCAACTATGTCGCCAATGAGCATGACTCCAAAAAAACCCGAAATACCACTAAGTGAATTTATTCTAAGTTATTTTGATAGAGAATCAGGTAAATTCCCCAAAGGCGAAACAGCGGTATTGACCGCGGTGCAAAAAGATTACGGCGACCAATTTGTGAAACCCGCCGCACAATTCATGAAAAAAATTGAAAGCACTGTAATGGCTAAACAGGCCGAAGAACTTCAAAATTCACCATATCCACAAATGGAAATCATTAAAAAGTTAGCAGGTTATTAATCTGCTAACTTATTCATTTTTTTGACATTTTTCAGTAGACAAGATAAATAAAACTGTGTAGTATTAACAATGTGCTACACATTATAGGCACTAAGCACATAGGCAACATTTATAGGAGGCAAAAACTATGGCATCATTAGCAGAAATTCGCGCAAAACTTAAAGAACAAGAAACACGTTCGGCAGGCAATTCTAATACAGGTGGCGATAACGCAATTTACCCGTTTTGGAATATGCAAGAAGGTCAAACAGCAACATTGCGTTTCCTTCCAGACGGTAATACCAACAACACATTCTTCTGGGCAGAACGCCTTATGATTAAACTCCCATTTGCTGGAGTTAAAGGAGAAACGGATTCGCGTCCGGTACAAGTACAGGTTCCTTGCATGGAAATGTATGGCGAAAACTGCCCTATTCTGGCAGACGTTCGCGGTTGGTTCAAAGATACGGCACTTGAAGAACTAGGACGCAAGTACTGGAAAAAGCGTAGTTATATCTTCCAAGGTTTTGTTACAGACAATCCGCTAAAAGAAGATTCGGTTGCGGAAAATCCGATTCGTCGCTTTATTATCGGCCCACAAATTTTCCAACTAATCAAAGCAGCATTGATGGATCCTGATTTGGAAGATCTTCCAACAGACTATACCGGTGGTGTTGATTTCCGTCTAAGCAAAGGAAGCAAAGGTGGCTATGCAGACTACGGTGCAAGTAATTGGGCACGTCGTACTCGTCCGCTAACTGATGCAGAGATGAAAGCAATTAATAACAACGGTCTATTTAATCTTTCTGATTTCCTTCCTAAGAAGCCAACCGAAGTAGAACTAAAAGTTCTTACTGAAATGTTTGAGGCTAGCGTAGATGGAGAACCTTACGATCCAGATCGTTGGAGCCAATATTTCCGTCCAGCAGGTCTTGCAGCAAAGACTGGCGATCCTATGAACAGCAGTGCAAGCAGTGCAAGCAAAGCAT